TCACCTACGACGTGACGTTCGACGACGGCGGCCGCGAGCGGATCCCGTCGGAGAATATGTGGCATCCGCGCGGTTTGAGCTGGTCCAACTGGATGGGGCTGGAATCGGTCCAGTTGGCCCGCGATGCCATCGGCCTCGCCGTGGCCAGCGAAAAACAGTCCGCGTCGTTCATCGGCAACGGCGCGCGGCTGTCGGGGGTCATCGAACACCCGGGGACGCTGAGTGGCCCGGCGCTTAATAACATCCGCAACGCCTGGAACGCGCAATACTCCGGCTCCGGCAACGCCGGCGCAACCGCGATCCTCGAGGAAGGTATGAAATTCAACGCGCTGTCAATGACCGGCGCGGACGCGCAACTCCTGGAGCAGCGGCGGTTTCAGGTCGAGGAAGTTTGCCGCACGTTCCGGGTCTATCCGGCGGTGATCGGGCACTCCGACAAGGCCTCGACCTACGCCAGCGCCGAACAGTTTTTCCTGGCGCACGTGGTCCACTCGCTGGGGCCGTGGTTCCGGCGCCTCGAGGAATCGGCAAACGTCGCTTTGCTCGGCAACGATCGCGGCCACTATGTGAAGTTCATCACCACCGGGTTGCTTCGCGGCGATTCCAAGGCCCGTTCCGAGTATTACGCGTCCGGCATCACCAACGGATGGATGACGCGGAACGAGGCGCGGCGGCTTGAGGATCTCAACCCCATCGACGGCCTCGACCAGCCGTTGACGCCGTTGAACATGACGGACGGCGCCGACGACGCCGCGGCAAACGAAGGACAGCTATGATGGAGCACAGAAAGTGCGGTTTCGAAATCAGGTTTGCCGACGGTGACGGCGCCGAGGATGGCACCTTCGAGGGCTATGGGTCGGTGTTCAATAATGTCGATGCCTACGGCGACGTGATCGCGCCGGGCGCCTTCGCCGACACCTTGGCGCAATCGCGATCCTCCGGCCAATGGCCGGCGATGCTGCTCAACCACGGCGGTTTTTTCGGCGGCGACGAGCTTCCCATCGGCGTGTGGACGGACATCAAGGAGGACGAGCGCGGCCTGGCGGTTCGGGGGCGGCTGGTTTCCTCGCCGCGCGGCCAGGAAGTGCGCGAGCTTCTGAAAATAAAGCCGCGCCCTGCGCTCAACGGGCTGTCCATCGGGTTCCGCGCCAAGGCGTTCGATCGCGGGACAAAGCCGGACGAGCCCCGGCGCAAGCTGACGAAAATCGACTTGCTGGAGGTGTCCATCGTGACTTTTCCGGCAAACGACCAGGCGCGGGTGGAGATGGTCAAGTCCGTCGACATCATCCAGCGCCTGAGCGACGCGGAATCTTACCTGCGCGATGCAGGATGGAGCCGCAAGCACGCGACCGCCTTTATCAGCCGCGTGAAGATGCTGGCGAACCAGGGTGATCCCGGAAAGTCGGACATGGACGATCTCGCGGCGCTGGTGCGCCGTGGCATTTCTCAATTCAACGGAGACAAACGATGACTGAATTTTCGGAAATCAAGGACCTGCTCGTCGAGCAGCAAAAGGCGTTCGATGCCTTCAAGGCGGCCAACGACAGCCGGCTTGCCCAGGTTGAAAAAGGCGCCGAGGACGCGGTGACCGCCGACGAGGTGAAGAAGATCAACGACGCCCTGGACGGCATCGCCGACAAGATCAAGGAGGCGCGCGCGCGTCAGGACGAAATGGAGGCCCGGTTGAACCGCCCCGGCGCGACGGGCGGCGGCGATGCCACCGAGGCCAAGGCGATCACCGACTTCAACATGCAACGGGCGCTTTCCGCCGCCGCCAAGCAGCGACCCGCGCCGTCGCCGCTGGATACGGACGGGTATCGCGAATATCTTTCGGCCTTCAACGCCTATGTGCGGCGCGGCCCCGACGAATCGTGGGGCGACGCCGAGCGCAAAGCCCTTTCCGTCGGCCAGGATCCCGCCGGCGGGTATCTGGTCACGCCGGATATGTCCGGCCGCATGGTGAGTAAGATTTTCGAATCCTCTCCCATTCGCCAGATCGCGTCGGTTCAGACCATCTCCACGGACTCGCTGGAAGGCGCGCTCGATCTCGACGAGGCGGCGGCCGGGTGGGTCGGCGAGACCGGGTCGCGATCCGAGACCGGAACGCCCGACGTGGGCGAGTGGAAGATCCCGGCTCACGAGCAATACGCCGCGCCGAAGGTCACCCAGAAGCTGCTCGACGATACCGCCATCAACATCGAGCAATGGCTCGCCGACAAGGTATCCGGCAAGCTGGCGCGTTCCGAAGCCACGGCGTTCGTCACCGGAAACGGCGTGTTGAAGCCGCGCGGCTTCCTCGATTACCCCACGGCGGCGACCGCCGACGCATCGCGGGCATGGGGAACGGTGCAGCATGTGGCCACGGGCACGTCCGGCGGCTGGGGCACCGCGCCGAACGGTTCCGACAAGCTGGTCGACTTGGTTCATTCGCTGAAGGCGGCGTATCGGTCCGGGGCCGTGTTCGTCATGAACCGCGCGACGGTCGGTTCCATCCGCAAGCTGAAGGCGGACAACCAGTACATCTGGTTGCCGTCGATGATCGCCGGACAGCCGTCCAGCCTGATCGGCTACGGCGTCACCGAGGCCGAGGACATGCCGGACGTTGGCGCGGACAGCCTGTCCGTGGCGTTCGGCGACTTCCGCGCCGGCTACCAGATCGTCGACCGCCAGGGGGTCCGCACGCTGCGCGATCCCTACACCGCCAAGCCGTATGTGGTTTTCTACACCACCCGGCGTGTCGGCGGCGCGCTGCTCGATTCCGAGGCGATCAAAATCCTTAAGTTCGGCTCGTAAGGGCCGGACGAAAACACCGCCGGTTGAGTTCCGGCGCGGTTCAACGCCGCGCCGGGTCCGCCGGGTTTCGATCTTTTTTCGGAGAAGTTCATCATGCGAGACATGACCAATAACATTCAAGTCAAGCGGGCCATCTCGCCTGTTGTCGTCAGTGACAACACGGCGGCGGTGTCCCAGATCATTGACCGCAAGGGCTATCAGTCCTGCACCTTGGTGATCGCCACCGGCACCCTCGCCGACGCCGACGCCACGTTCGCGGTGTTGGTGGAGGACGGCGACGCCGCCAACCTTTCCGACAACGCCGCCGTCGCCGACGCGGAACTGATCAGCCAGACCGTGGACGTGGCACCGGAAACGGCCGCCGCCTTCGCCTTCGGCGACGACGACGAGGTCCGCAAGATCGGGTACATCGGTTCCAAGCGGTATGTGCGGTTGACCATCACTCCCGCCACCAACTCCGGAAGCGCGCCGATCGCCGCCGTGGCGATCCTCGGCAACCCGGATCTGGCTCCGGTGGTCCAGGCGTCTTCGTAAGAAACGCCGCGAACATCTGACTACACCGAAGAGGACGCCCGGGTGATCCCCGGGCGTTCGTTTCTTGGGGGCTGTGGGCGATTCAATTGCCGATATCAGCGAAAAGCAGGCAAAGAAATTCATCAACGCGGTAACCGCTCAACCGGTCGATCAACCGGAAACGCTAAATCAGGAGTAACCACGCCATGGCTGGAAAGACCAACCGGGGCAAAAAGGCAATTGCCGATGTTTTCTATCGCGGCGCCACGGCGCCGACTAATTTGTATATTGCGCTGGTGACGTCGGCCGCCGCGCCCACGGCTGACACCAATACCCTTGGTGATCTAACCGAGATCGCCGCCGGAAACGGCTATACCAGCGGCGGCTACCAGTTGGCGCGCAACGCAACGGATTTCGATTCGCTGGTGGAGAACGATACCAACGATCGGTCCGAACTGCAAATCAAGGACATCACCTGGACGGCTAGCGGCGGGTCCATCCCAGCGTCTGGCAACGGCGCCCGCTACGCCGTTCTCACCGACGACAACGCTACCGTCGGCAGTCGCGAAGTGTACGACTATTGGGATCTGGTGTCTGACCGCGCGGTGTCCGACGGCCAGGACCTCACCCTGCAAAATTGTGAGATCCGCAACACCGAGTAGCGGCCCGGGGCGTCCTGCCCCGCCAAACATACGAAGCTGGACGGACCGTTCATGATCGACGCTGAAATCCTATACAGCCAACTCAAGTCCGTTGTTGTGACGACTCGCCAACAACTAATCGCGGCAAGGACCCGGATGGCGGCTGGAGAGTACAGCTACGCCGAGTTCAATAATAATGTATCCGACGTTAATGCTTCGATATTGATCACACAGGAAGCCCTTGCCGCGCTTAATGGGGCGGATGGTGAAGAGTTCCGGTTGTGGCTGAACGCTCGACTGCTCGGGGTGAGCAAGACGTTGTCCGCGTGGCAAACGGATTTCACAGCCATGGTTAATGGTTTCAAGGCTTTTAATACCACGATAGATAACAGCATAACATCTATCGAAAGCGCCTCTGGATACATCCAGGGCGAGCAGTGGGCGCTCAACGCCGATGGAACCGGAAAATTTACGCCTCGTGTTTTTAGTGCCGCCGCGACATCCGGGTTGCGTGGGGACATCGACGACATAATCACGGCCGTCGCCAACGTCATAGTGGGGTGACGCCGCCATGGCGGTGCCCGTCGTTGAATCGGTAACGGTTTCTAAGACCACCACCGAGTCCACTACACGCACCATGAATATGCCCGCCACGAGGCCGGCGAGTGACATTTATGTTTGCTGTATCGCTGGTGGTACGACAGCCTCGCTCACCGCACCATCGGGCTGGACACAGCTTGAGACTACTGAAACACCCACTGGGACTGGACGATTTTCGATATGGTCTCACACGGGCGGTCCAAGCGAGCCTTCGTCTTATGACTT